GGGCATCCTTTTTAGCACGAATGGGCAATATGCCTGGCGCTGAGATGAAAGATGGGAAGCCTACCCGACTCCTATTATCTCTTAGAGCTTGGGGCGCAACGTCCAAGGAAGACGCTAAAGCGAAGGCTAAAGCGATCTCTAAGAGGAATATGAAGTGAGACCAGTATCTGTCGGAGTTAACCCAACAGCCAATACGCTGACTACTGTTTATACAGTACCTACGGGTTATTACGCCAAGTTTACTGTCATGTATATCCACAATACTGGTGGATCGACTAAGCACATCACAGTCCAATGGTATGACGCAAGTACAGCTACCACCTTAGACATCCTTACTAATTACGACCTTACATCTAAGCAATACCTTCAATTTGATGGCAATGCTTATATCGTTTTGGAAGAAGGCGATAGGATTCAGATTACTACTCAAAGTGCAAGTACATTTAGTTTTATTGCCACATTTGAGGTTTCAGGAGCGCAACGAACATGACCTACTTAGAACTTGTTAACGATGTGTTAGTTCGCTTGCGTGAAAGCACAGTATCTACTGTTGGCGAAACAACCTATTCTTCTTTGATTGGCAAGTTTGTCAACGATGCCAAACGTCAGATTGAAGATTCTTACAGTTGGAATTGCTTGTCAACTGTTGTAACTGTAACCACTGCTGCCAACACAAGTTCATACTCTCTTACTGGCGCAGGTCAGAAGTTCAGAGTTAATGATGTCATCAATACGACCAGTTTGATTGGCATGAACAACATCACGTTTGTGGAGATGAACCGCAGACTGAATTTTACACCTACGGCAACCTCAATACCCTATGAGTTTACCTTTAGCGGTGTAGATGGTAATGGAGACACCAAAGTAGACCTTTTCCCTGTTCCTTCTGGTGTGTTTACCATTCTGTTTGACTTAATTGTTCCACAAGCAAATCTAAGTTCCGATTCAACATCTGTAAAAGTTCTTGATTACTTAGTGACTCAGAGTGCCTATGCTCGTGCTTTGATTGAGCGTGGTGAAGATGGTGGAACAAACTCTAATGAGGCTTATGCTCTGTTTAGAGGAATGCTCTCTGATGCGATTGCATTGGAGTCCACTCGTTATCCTGAAGACAACTTTGTGGCGGTCTAATGGCAGCACAACTCCAAAGTTACAGTCTCTCAGCACCAGGCTTCTATGGCCTGAATACTGAAGACTCTCCGCTTGATTTAACGGCTGGCTTTGCTTTGGTTGCGACTAACTGCATCTTGGATCAGTATGGTCGTATTGGTGCTAGAAAAGGTTGGTCAAGGGTTAATTCTTCCTCTGGTAATCTAGGCGCTAATGATGTTGGTGTCATCCATGAGTTAGTCCAAACTGACGGGACTCTTACAGTTCTGTTTGCAGGAAACAACAAGATATTCAAACTTGGTACTGCTAATGCGGTGACTGAGTTGACCTATGGTGGTGGCGGTTCAGCTCCTACTATTACTGCATCTAATTGGCAAACTGCCTCTTTGAATGGCATTGCTTACTTCTTCCAAACAGGTCACGATCCTCTGATTTATGACCCCGCAGTAAGTACAACTACTTATCGCAGAGTGTCTGAGAAGTCTGGTTATGTAGCTACAGTTCCTCAAGCCAACATTGCTATTTCAGCATTTGGTCGCTTGTGGGTAGCTAATACATCTACAGACAAAGTAACTGTTACTTTCTCTGATCTGATTGCAGGTCATGTATGGGGTGGTGGCACTTCAGGCTCATTGGATGTTTCTCGTGTTTGGCCTAATGGCGCTGATGAAGTTATGGGCTTGGCAGCGCACAATGATTTCTTGTTTATTTTTGGTAAACGACAGATTCTTGTTTACTCAGGTGCTTCTACTCCTGCATCTCTTGTTCTAAGCGACACAGTAGGCTCTATTGGGTGTATTGCTAGAGATACCATACAAAGTATTGGCTCTGACGTTGTTTTCTTGTCAGACTCAGGTGTTCGTTCATTGATGAGGACTATTCAAGAGAAGTCTGCACCCCTAAGAGACTTGTCTAAGAATGTTCGTTTCGACCTAAATTCATCTTTAGCAGGTGAAACTCTTGCTAATTTGAAGTCTGTTTACTCAGAAAAAGAAGCCTTTTACCTGCTTGTTTTACCTGCATCATTCCAAGTTTATTGCTTTGATACCAAACAATCCTTGCAAGATGGTGCATCCCGTGTAACCAAGTGGGACTCTATTGCTCCAACTTCTTTACGTTCATTGCGTAATGGTGACTTATATATTGGTAAGAATGGGTATATTGGTAAGTATGGAACTTATCTTGATGACACATTAACGTACCGATTTGCGTACTACACCAACAATGCTGACTTGGGTAATCCAAATCAGATTTCTATTTTGAAGTCTGTAACTGCCATTGTGATTGGTGGCTCAAACCAGTTCTTGTCGATCAATTGGGGTTTTGATTACTCTGGTGCTTATCGTGCTGAGAATATTTATATCCCTTCGCAGACCAGTTATGAGTATGGAACTGCTGAGTACAACATTGCGGAATACACAAGTGGTGTCCCAATTAAAACGCTAACAGCAAATGCTTCTGGTGCAGGAAAAATTGTCCAAACTGGATATGAGACAACGATCAATGGGGTTTCGTTTTCTCTTCAAAAGATTGAAATTCAAGCCAAAGATGGCAAAATAGGGTAAGAGGTAAACCATGTCAAATTACACAAAAACCACTAACTTTGCGTCAAAAGACAATCTGTCGCCTGGCAATCCTCTAAAGATTGTCAAAGGTACTGAGATTGATACTGAATTTAACAACATTCAGACTGCTGTTGCAACAAAGACAGATAACTCCTCTGCCGCAATTACTGGTGGAACTATTACTGGCATTACAGACTTAGCGGTTGCTGATGGCGGTACAGGTGCTTCTACGGCTACTGCTGCCCTGAATAATCTCTTACCTAGCCAAACAAGTAACGCAAACAAGTATCTACAAACTGATGGCACTAACGCTACTTGGGATGCAGTAAGTCTTTCTACTGCTGACATCACAGGAACTTTGCCCGTAGCAAATGGTGGTACTGGTGTAACTTCATCTACTGGTACAGGTAATGTTGTTCTGTCAAACAGTCCTACATTGGTAACTCCCGCCTTGGGAACACCTGCTTCTGGTACAGCAACTAACCTAACAGGTCTACCGATCTCTACAGGTGTTTCAGGTCTTGGTACTGGTGTGGCAACATTCTTGGGTACACCTTCTAGTGCTAACTTAGCTTCCGCAGTAACAGATGAAACTGGTTCTGGTGCTTTGGTGTTTGCCAATAGTCCAACTCTGGTGACTCCTACTCTGGGTACTCCCGCTTCAGCAACCTTGACTAACGCTACTGGCTTGCCAATCAGCACAGGTGTAAGTGGTTTGGGTACGGGTGTGGCTACTTTCTTAGCTACTCCTAGTTCGGCAAACCTTGCTTCTGCCGTTTCAGACGAAACAGGATCAGGCGCTCTAGTCTTTGCTAACTCACCTACTTTGGTGACTCCTACACTTGGAACTCCTGCTAGTGCGACTTTGACAAACGCTACAGGATTGCCTTTGTCTACTGGTGTAACAGGAAATCTTCCAGTTACCAATCTAAATTCAGGAACATCTGCAAGTGCATCAACATTTTGGCGAGGTGATGGTTCTTGGGCTTCACCTTCTGGATCAGGTGATGTTGTTGGCCCAGCGTCATCAACCGACAATGCGTTAGTTCGATTTGACAGCACGACAGGAAAGTTAATTCAAAATAGTGTTGTAACAGTTGCCGACTCAACGGGCAATATGGCGGGTGTTGGTACGTTGTCAATGAATGGTGAATTGACGTATGGTGGTGTTACGCTTACTAATGGCGTGACAGGAACTGGCAAGATGGTACTAGATACCAGCCCAACATTGGTTACTCCTGCACTTGGTACACCAACAAGCGGTACGTTAACTAACGCAACAGGTTTGCCAATTTCAACGGGTGTATCAGGATTAGGAACAGGGATTGCAACTTTCTTAGCGACTCCATCGAGTGCCAATTTAGCTTCTGCGGTAACAAATGAAACAGGATCGGGCGCTTTAGTCTTTGGTACAAACGCTGCCCTTACAAATCCAACAGTTACAAGTTATGTAGAAACTGTCTATGCCTTGTCAGGAACAGCCATTGACCCTGCTAACGGCACAATTCAAACCAAAACACTTGGTGCTAACACAACATTTACAGAATCACTAGCTGATGGTCAGTCAGTTGTCTTAATGCTTAATCCAGTTACCTACACAGTTACTTGGCCTACGATGACTTGGATTAACGTGGCTGGCTCTGGAACTGCACCAACACTTGAAGCATCATCAATGAATGTAGTCACTATATGGCAAGTTGGTAGTACTGTTTATGGTAATTGGGCAGGGAGTGCTTAATGTTTTTGGCTAAAAAACTAAATAGGGGTGCTGGTACTCCCGCTGCCCCCGCAGACGCACAGTTTAACTACGTCACCATGCTTTTACATGGCGATGGGACTAATGGCGCACAAAACAATACATTTTTAGACAGCAGCGCAAACACCTTTTCTATTACCCGCAACGGCAATACAACCCAAGGTTCTTTTTCGCCTTATGGGTCTAATTGGTCAAACAACTTCCCAACAAGTAACACAGGGTCGGATAACCTAAGTATTGCCAGCACTTCAGCACTATCGTTTACTGCATCAGATGACCTGACAATAGAATCATGGGTGTATTTAACAGCACAGAATGATTACAGTTATATATGCTCAAAAGGTAATAGTACTACCCGAGAATATGGACTTACTGTTAGAGCATCATCAATCCAATTTTATTGGTCAACAACTGGTTCTAGTGCAGGTGATTCAAACGTATCAGCATCATTTACTTTCGACTTAGGAACTTGGTATCACGTTGCAATGTCTAAGTCTGGTACAAGTGTCCGATTGTTTGTAAATGGGACACAGCAAGGCTCAACTGGAACATTCACAACAGTCTATAACGGAAGCTCACCCTTTAGAGTCGGTACTTTTATGGACTTTACTGGAATTGCCCATAACTTTGCTGGTTATTTGTCTAATCTAAGAATTGTCAAAGGCACAGCAGTTTACACAAGCAATTTCACGCCAAGCACAACACCCCTAACGGCAATCACAAACACATCATTGTTAACTTGCCAATCTAATCGTTTCGTTGATAACAGCGCAAGTCCTTTAACCATCACAGTAAACGGCACACCAAGCGTCCAACGCTTCAACCCATTTGGTGCTTCTGCCGCCTACTCCACAAGCGTGATTGGTGGGTCAGGGTACTTTGATGGTAGTGGGGATTATTTACAATCTGGCAATGAAGCAAGTTTAGCCATTGGTACTGATAATTTCACTATTGAGTTGTGGGCTAATCGTTTAAGTGGCACAAATAATGGCTTGTTTCAATTAGGCACAACTGCTGGTGGATTTAGACAAAACGATGTAAATAATTTGGCTTTAGCTTTTGCTAGTGGGGGTTTAACTTATTACGCCAACAATAATACTTACGCGCCATCTGTAACAGTTAATAGTAATAGTTGGAATCATCTTGCTTTAGTTAGAAGCGGAACAACAACAACCTTGTATTTCAACGGGGTTTCAGTTTCATCAATAACAGATTCAACAAATTACACAGGAACTTATTTAGTTGTTGGGGGATACTACGATACAACTTATGTGTGGAACGGGTACATTTCTAATTTTAGAATTGTAAAAGGAACTGCTGTTTACACAGCCAACTTTACACCGCCAACTGCACCTGTAACTGCAATAACCAATACCCAATTACTTCTTAACTACACCAATGGCGCAATCTTTGACAACGCCATGATGAACGACTTAGAAACTGTGGGAAATGCACAGATTTCTACAAGTGTGGTGAAGTATGGAACAGGGTCTTTAAAGTTTGATGGGACTGGTGATTATTTAAATAGCACAAATTCTTTACTTGCTATTCAAGGTTCAATAGCATTTACTTTAGAGGCTTGGATATATCCAACTTCTGTGGCTGGAGATTTATGTATTTATGAAACTAGAGGTGGATCAGGTTTTGTATTTTTTATAAATTCAGGGGGAAAATTACAAGTTTATGATTCCGTAGCTGCTCTGCAAACACAATCAACTACAACTCTGACAGCAAACACTTGGACATTTATATCTTTGGTTAGGGCGGCAGGGTCATCAACAGTAACGTATTATGTTGATGGAACTTCCGCAGGAACATTCTCATTAGCAAGTTTTGCAACAGCAACTCGAACTCGCATTGGCGCAAGAGAGGATGCTATAGCCGCATATGTAGGTTACATAGACGACTTTAGAATAACAATTGGTTACGCCCGATATACATCCAACTTCACCCCACCAACATCAGCACTCCTAGATATAGGCCCATAAGGAACATCATGCAAATAGCAATCTTAACTAGCCCTATTACAGTAGGCGACTATCGTGAACTGTTTAGCAACACATCGTTTTCCTCAAGTGGCCCAAGCGATGAATTCTTGACTGCTAACAATGCTAAGAAGGTCAATGCTTTCAAAGCCCATGACCGACTGACTCAGAAGTTGGTTTCATGCTCTGCCTATGACGATGGTGAGTTTGTTTCTGTTGTTCAAGTGGAATCATTGAGTGCTGAAGAAATCCAAGCAGCTAAAGATTCTGCAATGGCTCAGATTCGTTATCAGCGTACCCAGTTACTCAAAGAGTGTGATTGGACTCAGATTGCTGATTGCACCATTCCTAAGAAAGCTGAGTGGACAACATATCGTCAGACTTTGCGTGATCTGCCAAGCACGATTACAGAGCCTCGCACATTTACTGATTGGCCTCATAACCCTGATTGGGTTGAGCCTCTTGGTAATGGAATGCCATAATAAGCACAGGAGAAAATAATGGCCGTAACTAGCGCACAAATTGTAGATTTCTTAGTAGCAAACCCTGATCTGACTGATGCCCAGATCGTCACGGCTATGGAGCAATACGGGGTTTCTCCTGCTCAAATGGCTCAAGCAGTTGGCTTGGATGAGGGCGCAGTTGCGGCTCGTGTAGGCGCTGTAATACCACCAAATCAAGCAGTATTGCTTGGGGATACTTATGTTCAAGCCGTTAACCAAGTGATTGGTTCTGGTGAAGATCAGCAAATTGGTGGACTAGAGAATGTCATTACCTATAAAGCAGGTGAAAACCAAGCTGGTGGTGGCTATCAACAATACACACCTACTGGTGAACTTCAGAGAACTGGTGTTCAACAAGAAGTTAATGCTGGTCAAGACTTTCTAAAGTTCTTAGGAGGCTCTGCTCTTTTATTTGGTGGACTAGGTGGTGGGTTTGATAGTTTGTTTGGTGGCCCTGCAGCAGGGAATGGTGCATTCTTAGGTGAAGGTGTTGCTTCTGGAATACCTTTATCTGATGCTGCTTTTTTAAATGCTGGCGGTGTTTTTAATCCTGCTTTTGCTTTGGGAGCAGATGGTTTAACTGGAGCATTGACTAACCTAACAGGTGGTAGTGGTACTGGTGCTTTGACGGGTGGTGCAACAACTACTTTAGGTGGTGGTGCAACAACTACTTTAGGTGGCGGTGCAACTACAACACTTGGAGGAGCAGGTAGTACGCTTTCAGGCTTAACAGGTGGTAGCAGTCTTTCAGGCTTAACGGCAGGAAGCAGTCTTTCAGGTCTTACTGCGGGAGCTGGTAGTTTAGCAGGTGCAAACACTTTGCTCGGTGGTGCTGCCCTTGGTTCTACTTTGGGTAATCTTGGTGCTGGTGTTGGTGGTTCTCTTTTGGGTTCTGCGGTTGGGACAGGATTAACTGCGGGAAATCTTGCAAATCTATTCTCTGGTGGTTTGGGTACTGCTGGTAGCTTGCTTCAGATGCAACAATCTAAGGAAGCGGCCCAACAAGCGCAAGCCCGTATCGATGCTGAGACTGCTGCTGCCAAAGCCGCTGCTCAGTTTAGACCCGTAGGAATGACTACTCGATTTGGTACTTCACAGTTCCAAGTTGATCCTGTAACTGGTCAATTGACAAGCGCAGGATACACACTAAGCCCTGAAGCTAAAGCGGCTCAAGATCGTTTGGTTAAGTTAGCTGAGTCTGGTCTGCAACAAGCAGAAGGCGCTCAACAAGCATTTGAACCACTACAAACTGGCGCTCAAAGTCTATTTAAACTAGGTCAAGGGTATCTTGCTGAAACTCCTGAAGCAGTTGCGGCAAATTACTTGAAGAGTCAAATGGCTCTCTTGCAACCAGGCAGAGAGATAGAGTTAGCTAACCTGCAAAACAGACTCGCTCAACAAGGTCGTACTGGTCTTTCTGTGGCTCAAGGAGGCACTATGGGTGCTACTACTCCTGAATTACAGGCTCTCTTTAATGCTCGTGCTAGACAAGAGGCTGAGTTAGCGGCTAATGCTCAACTTGCTGGTCAAGCGCAAATTCAGTATGGAGCAGGATTGCTTGGTCAAGGTGCTGGCGCTATGGGTCAATACTATGGTGGTCAGCAAGCCTCTTACGCTCCTTTTACAACTGCTTTGGGACAAGTGCAAGGTCTTGAGACTGCTGCACAACAACCACTCACAATGGGCTTGGCTCTTGGTAAAGAAGCATCTACATCAGGTGCAAGGGCTGGCGAGTTGGGGTTAGGTGGTGCTAGATTAAGTACAGCTTTGGCAACAAGTGCAAATGCTACTGCTAATCCTTATGCTCAAGCATTAATGGCGGCAGGCAATCCTAACGCTATGTTTGGTCAATCACTTGGTAATGTGTTTGGCGGTTTATTTTCGTAAGGATTCATCATGGCAGACAATATAGTAGCGGGTCTATTTGGATTGACTCCTGAGATGTATCAGGGTCAACAATACAACCAAGACTTAAAAAGGGGCTATGAATTAGCTCAACTCGATCCTGGTGCTGCGGCAAGAGCGCAGTTGGGTGCAAGTGTTGGTCAACTAGGTCGTGGTTTTGCGGGTGCTATGGGCATAGAAGACCCTCAGTTGAAGCTAATCAGCACTAGGAATACCATTGCCCAACAGATTGACCAAACCAACCCTGAGTCGATCCTAAAAGGCGCTCAGATGCTTGCTCAAGCTGGCGACCAACAAGGTGCTTTTGCTTTGGCTCAGTATGCTCGTCAAGCACAAAGTGAGATGGCTCAAACACAACAAAGACGGGCGGCAGAAACTGCATCCTTGGCGACTGCGGCTAAAACTCAACTTGGCATTGACCAAGAGAAACAACTTCGTGATGAATTGTCTAAATTGCCTAAAGATGCGACACAAGATGATATTCTTGCAGTTTTAACTAAGTATGGTTCTCCAGATAGAGTTATTGCGGCTTTACAAGGTTCTGCCGATAAAGCAGCTCAAAGAGAAACTACTCTTTTATTGGGTCGAGAAAAAATTGCGGCTAAATTAGAGTCTGATTTAGCACAAGCAAAAACTGATATAGAAAAAGAGAAACTTAGAATAGAGGCTAAAAGAGAACTTGCTCTATTGATGGCATCTCTCAAAGGGCCAAGTTCGGCAGTTCTTAAAGCACAAGAAAAAGCTGAGAAGGTTCAGGAAGGTCAGCTTGCTTTAGGAGATACGATTTCTACAGCAGAAACCTTAGTCAAAGATTTAGCCAAAATGGGTGGCATTACAAGCACCTCAAAAGGCCCTCTTGCAAACTTGGTTACATCTTTGCAAACAGGAACTGTTGGTCAAATGGGTGGTCGTGTATTTGGTACTCCAGAGCAAGCTAAACGTGATGAGCTAAAAAGCATTCGATTACAGTTGTTAAATGCTGTAAAAGAAGCTACTGGCATGAGTTCGCAACAACTTAACTCCAATGTTGAATTGAAAACGTACTTAGATTCTCTTGGTAGCGAAGGAATGACAAAAGAAGCAAACTTGGCAATCTTAGATAATCTATCAAGGCGTTACCTCAAGGGTGAAGCTGCTCAACCTGCAAAGAATAAGTCTGACCCATTGGGTATTCGTTAAGGAGTTTTTATGGCTACGATTGCTGAAATTCGTCAACAGTACCCACAGTATTCAGACATGACTGATACTCAGTTGGCAGATGCTTTTCATTCAAAATTTTATTCAGACATACCTAAAGACACTTTTTATAGCCAACTTGGTATAAAAACAACACCTGTTTCAAGCATGGAATTGATGTTTGGCGCTGGTAGTCCTATTGCTCGCACGATTAAAGGTGCGGTTGTTGATCCTGCTTTGGCAGTTAATCAACTACTAGCAAGCACGGGATTGTTTGGTGGCGAGATTAAAAAAGGCGCTACGCAACTTGTTAGCGATGTTGAAAAAGCAACCCAAGAAGGTCGTGCAAGAGTCGGTAGTAGTGGTTTTGACCCATATCAGACGCTTGGCAATGTTATTAACCCAGTTAACAGGTTGGTTGGCGTTACACAAGCTCCTTTGGCAGGTGCTGGTATCGTTAGTAACATTGTTCGTTCTGGAAGCACGGGTGCGGCTTTAAGTGCTTTACAACCAGTAAACGCTCCTGTTGAGCAATTTGGTGAGCGCAAATTAGAGCAAATGGCTACTGGTTTTGTTCTCGGCCCTATTGTTGAAGGTGGTGTAAAGGCTGTTGGCGGCCTGTTAAACACATTAAAAGGTTTGACCCCAACTGGTCGCCAAGAGTTCATGCAAAAGCAGTTAAATGAGCTTGCTGGTACTGATAGAACAAAAGTTATTGAAGCATTGCGTGATGCCAAAGAAATTGTTAGTGGTTCTCGGCCTACTGCGGCACAAGCAATTTCAGATATTCCATCTGCTATTGAATTGGCTGCGGCACAAAAGAAACTTGCGGCTAAACCTAAAGTTGCAGGTGGATTTGAAGAGCGTTTAGTTGAACAACGGGCGGCTAGAGCTAGGGAACTTCAATCTATTGCTGGCACAGAGGCGCAAAGAGCTGCTGTAATCTCAAAAAGAGAAAGCGTAACAACTCCAATGCGTGAGGCGGCATTAGAGCAAACTAATCTTGCAGGCCCTATTGTTACTAAGTTAGAAAAAGAGATTTCAGATAAGTTTAATAGCTTGGCTGCTGCTGAACAAACATCTGGAATGACTGGTTTGGCTGCAACAATTCAAAAATCACTAGCAGAAAAAGGTCGACCAGGCTGGTTGTCTGCGGGTGATATTGCGTCAGAAGCGGCAGGTCGTGCAAAAGCATACAAAGAACTTGCAGGAACATTGCGTGGAGAAGCACAACTTAAGCAATTTCAACTTAATAGCTTAGAGCAAAATGGATTCTTTCCATTGCGAGCATCTGATTTAACAGAACAACTAGATAAAGCCATTCGTGGGACTGTATCTGACCAAAGCAAAGCTGTTTTGCAAGGCATTAGGGATAAAGTTGTTTCTAAGGCTGATGAAAACGGCTTGTTAAATAGTCGTGATGTGTACGAAAACATTAGAAAAATATCAAATCAAGATGTTGCAAAAATGCTAAATCTTGGTGAGCAATATGCTTCTGGTGGAATTCCTCAACAAGCGGCTAAAGCCTTGGGTAATGCAAAGCAATTTATTGATGCGTCATTGAATAAATCATCTGATGGATTGTGGGGTAAATATCTTACTTCTTATGCTGATTACAGTAAAAAACTTAATCGCATGGAGGTTGGAGATTACCTGTCGAAGAGTTTAAACACTCCTTTGGGTAAAGAAGCCGCTGGTGAATTTGCTTCTGCTGTTGAAAATGCTGCGGGAACAATCAAAAAATCAACTGGAATTCCAAGGTTTGAAAAGTTATCCGATGTTTTAACACCCAAAGAAGTTTCTTCTGTTAACAATGTTTTGGCTGATTTAAAGCGTGATTCAAAAGCAAAAGAACTTGCACGAAAAGTTGGTGCGTTGGATATTGGTGGGCCAGATATTGCAAAAGAAGCACCACAGTTTTTAGACAGAACATTTACATTGATGAAGGCGGCTGTTGAATATTTGCAAAGAGGCAATGCTGATGCTTACAACAAGCAAATGGCTGAGTTGATGATGAATCCTGGTGCGTTAGCTCAGTTTATGACTGTTGGCATACCAAAAGGTAGGACGAGTGATTTTGTTTCTTCAATGATGAAGTTAATGGATGCGCCTACTCGTGCGGCATTTACCCAATCATTTATCGTTCCAGCAGCGGCTAAAGAGGTTGGCGACTCACAACTTACTATGGCAGAGTAATGAAAGACGGGCTGTTTGCTATCTCAGTAGCAGCCCTTCTTCTTGGTTTTGTAATCTTTTGTAGTTATATTATTGTTTGGGCATTTCCGTGATCGCCTTTCTCTTTGCGGCAACCATAGAGTACCGATGTATTAAATGGACTTGGACTGGTGATGTTTACAACCGAAGGGTTGTGTGCATTAAGTGGGAGAGAAAG